GCTAGTCATAGTAGAGATGGTGATGCAGTATTTGGTGGTAATCCAGAAGAAACTGCAATCAATAGTAAGTATGCTGCTTGGGGATTTAGGAAATCTAACCGATTCTTCGATGTCATTAAATGGGATGGAGATAATGTTAATGGTAGGACAATAAATCATAATCTCAAAATTGAACCTGGACTAATCATGATTAAGTGTTTGAGTGCATCTTATAGTTGGCAAGTATATCATAGATCTCTTGGTACAACGTCTTGGTTACATTTAGATGATAGTGTGTCAGCATCAACAGCAAATAGTCCTGGATTTGCTAATGTAACAGATGAAAGTTTTGATATTGGTAGTTATGTTGCAGTTAATGGTTCTAATCAGAAGTATGTTGCATATGTATTTGCCCATGATACAGAATCTGGTAGTATAATCAAGTGTGGAAATTATACTGGAGATGCAACTCATACTTATGTTAATGGACGTAAAATTACCTTGGGATGGGAACCCCAGTACGTTATGGTAAAATGTACATCACATACTAGTGATTGGTGGATATATGATGCTCAAAGAGGTGGAATGCAACTGTATGATAAAGCTAAAATGGGTCAAGCAACCCAAACTGGTAAATTATTGTGGGCAAACAGAACAGATGAACAAAAAGATCAGGATGACATTACTACAGATACCACTGGATTCTGGCACTCTCAACCTACTCCTTTAAATGAAACTGGAAAAGAATATGTTTATATGGCAATCCGTAAAGGACCAATGAGGACTCCTACTGATCCAAAGAAAGTATTTGCGGTAAGTAGAGCATGGGGTCCAAATACACCTACATATCTTGCTGATTTTCCACCTGATGTGTTCTGGGATAGAGGATATAGTGCTGCTGCATATTGGAGGACAGCAACGAGAAAGATGGGTTTCAATGGTTCTCAAACTGGAGAATCAAGAATGTATTGGGATACTAATGGTAATGGTATTAGTGATACAAATTATTATAGTAATGGTTTTACTACATGGGATGAAATGAAAGGTTCAAGATATGGTAATCTGTCGCAGGCCAACCCATATATTGGACATATGATGAGACGAGCACCAGGATTCTTTGATACTGTTGGTTATATTGGAGATGCTGCTTCCGCTAATTCTAGTGTAGAAAGAGCTATACCTCATAATTTGGGTGTAAAACCAGAAATGATAGTTGTTAGGACTTTTGGTAATGATGCTGGTGCTGGTACTGGATTTCCTGGTTATCATAAGAATTGTGGTACTTTACCATCTGCTGCTGCTAGTCCGTATACTGGAGTTTCATATCAATCATTTAAACAACTAGGAGCACAAGCAACAAACAATGGATGGGCTGCTTACTCAACTGCAGAGGAGAAGTTTGGAACGAGTACTGATACTGCAACTGATTTCTATGTTGGAACTGGAACAGAAACAAATAGGTTATATTATAGTTACATGGCATATATGTGGGCATCATGTCCTAAGATTAGTAAGGTAGGATATTATATTGGAACTGGTTCAGACTTAAATATTGATTGTAATTTTGATGACACTGCTAGACTTGTTATAGTTAATAAATGGGATGATACAAATTATTATTGTTATGATTCCATTAGAGGGATTGTTGATAGTAATGATCCTTTTCTTTACTGGAATACTCTTGCTGGTCAAAATGATACTACGGATTATATTGATCCCTACTCTACTGGATTTAAGATTACTAACCAAGCAAACACTACTCTCAATGTCACTGGACATTACTACTTCTACTTAGCAATAGCATAATGGATCCTATTACACAAAAATTAGTTCCTGGTGCTGCAGGATTTATACCAAACCAATATGTAAATGATGTATTTTCTGTTGATACATGGTTGGGTACTGGTACTGGTGCAAGTACTCCTGCTAATAAGAAGATCACCAATGGCATCAACATGTCAGAACATGGTGGAATGGTTCTTAATTTTCAGAGAGGTAATTTAAGTGGAACCTATGGTAACTCGTATTATAAGGGATTCTCTGATACTGATATAGGAGTACAAAAGAGGATTTGGCCATCCAGTGGTACTAATGCTGGAGCAGCAACTCAAGCAGATGCCATGCAATCATTTGATAGTGATGGTTGGACAATGGGGCAAAACGTGTATATGAATGAAGGAAATACTACTCCAGGTAATGCTTCATCAAATGGTGCATTTACATTTAGAAAGTGTCCTGGATTTTTTGATATGGTCACCTTTACAACAGGTGATGCTAGTGGTAAAGACAACTATAGAAGAATAAACCATTCACTGAAATGTAAACCAGGATTTTGGATATTGAAGGATCTAGGAGCTAATAGTGGAGATTTTTGGGTTTATCTAAACAAGAGAGGTAAAGATTGGTATGCAAAAATAAATTCGACTGATGATTTTCAACAAGATAATAGTATTTGGGGTTACACTGATCCCACTACAACTGATTTTGGGGTAAATGAAAGTGCTCCTTGGTGGACTGCTAATACTTCATATCGAGTATGGTTGTGGGCAGATGGTGATGATCCTGATGCAGCAATATTTGGTCAAGATTCAAACGCATCTATAGTCAAGCAAGTATCTGGTGGTGGTGGAAGCAACGCCTTTACTGATATTGGATGGGAACCCCAAATGCTCCTTATAAAAAATGCAGGTAGTGATTGGTGTTGGTTTGATACTCTTCGTGGAACTGCTTTCCAATCTTCAGGTGATAGTTTTGCACCTTTTAATGGTGTTTCTATGTTTCTTAACAATAATGGTAACGAAAGTGCTGGTTATGGTATAGGATTTAATCATAAAGGGTGGTATAATAGTACATTTGGAGGAACTTGTTATTGTCTTGCAATTCGTAGACCAGATGGAGATTGTGGTAGATTTGCACAAAATGCTGCTGAGTGTTTACATATTCATAAAGGTGGAGAACCATCTACCGAAAACTTTGATCTTAAAACTATAGTTGATGGAAATAATAATCCAACTGGTTTTGGTATACAGGACATGGAGATTAGTGGAAGAAGATATGGTGGTACTACTAATTGGTATAATACAAATAGAATGATGAGTGGTTCATCTAATAATGATGGTGGTATGAGTACTGCAAATAATGAATCTGGATTTAGTAGATACTATCTAAGTACTACCAATGATGCGTATCTTTCTCAACAACAAGCATCATTAAGGAATATTAGATATGATTTAAATTCAGTGCAACTTACTGCAACTCCACCTGTACGAGGTGCTTATATACCACCAGATGGTTGGGGTAATAATAGTGGTGGTGCTGGACAGAACTCTATATTTTATATGTTTAAGAGACAACCAGGATTTTTCGATATGATTAAGTATAATGGATATACTGATGTACCAACGACTCATAAATTGGGAGTAATACCTGATCTAGTGATAGTGAAATCATTAACTAACAATAGTTCTAGTTCTTATGGAAACTATTGGGGAGTTTGGTCAAAAGCTGCCGCAGATGCAAATATTGGTGCTTCATCTCCAACTTTAAACTATCACGCATGGTTTAATCATGTAAATTCGGTGCAAGCACAAGGTTTTAATCTTTGGTCAACTGTACCAACTGCAACAACATTAGATATTGCTACTGGACATCCTAATGATAGTAATGTAACAACAATGATGTATTTGTTTGCAAATCGTGAGGGAATTAGTAAATTTGGAATCTATACTGGATTAGGTTCTGGTAATCCAGTGACTGTAAGTGATGTTGGATTCTCTCCAAGACTTCTTATGATCAAAAACTTGACGACATCAGGTGGTCAAGATTATTGGTTTGTATATGATACTAAAAGAGGATTTACTTCTAGTAATAATCCATATTTAATATTGAATGAGCAAAATTCAGAAGTAACTGGTACTGATTATGTCGATCCATTATCTAATGGATTTGAAATTACCAATAGTGCTATTGATAATTTTAATAGGAATGGAGATAAGTTTCTTTACCTTGCTTTTGCATAATATAAATAACTTACATAAGGTACTGTAATTTCAGATGGAAATTCGTTTAAGAAAAAATGGTAATGTGATTACGGAATCAGAATTTCGTCGTCAGAATCCTAATACATCATTTCCTATAGCATTATCACAGGAGATATTAAATGTATTTGGTGCTGATATAGTATATGAAGGTTCACAACCTAGTGCCACACCACCATATCAATACGTGTATAGAGATGGTATTGAGATAAAGGGTGATGGTAATTATTATACTAAGTATTCTGTTGGTGTAGGAGTAACAGCAACCATTGATGCTAATGCTGCTACTAATGTTAGAAGTACAAGAGATACTAAGTTAAAAGAAACTGATTGGGTGAGTCTTAAATCCGTGGATACTGGAGTTGGTATCACGACTGCATGGAAAACATATAGACAGAATTTGAGAGACATCCCAACCAGTAGTGGATTCCCTCATTCAGTCACTTGGCCAACGCAACCATCATAGGACGTTTATAAAACTGGCACACAAAACCCCTGCATTTCGGTGTGGGGGTTTATACTATGTACAGTTAGTAAATAAAAATGCAATTAACTGGATCAGAGAAACTTGTTTTCATCGCATCCTTTATGGTTCTTATGAATTGGGGTGTGCGTGTATCTTCTATTCTTATTAGTAATTTACTATGAAAAAGGAATTCATTTGCGTGAAACCAAGATCTAGTGACGCACAAGATCTATTCGAGAACTCTATGTATAAACTACACTCATGCAGGGTAGTATGGAGGAAGAATGGTCAGGTAGGTCTTGAGTCTATCAACAATCGTCATTCATTCACTATGCTAGAATGTGGTGATGATGATTGGGAAGTTGTTAAATAGAGGTAGTAATGGATATTGCAATGTTTGCTGTTCTTATTGCTACGTTTATACCATGCTCTGATGTTCAGGGCATTATAGATACTGTTCGTTCTGATAAGTATTTGTCATCTGAGACTAAGACAGAAATAGTTGAAATGTTAATCAAAGAAACCCCTGAATGTGAATTACATGAAAGACCAGAAAACACTTGATGAAGAACTCACACCACTTGATAGGTGGGATCGTGCTAGAACTTTAATGTTAGAGTCATTATATAAACCAGACAATCATCTTAGATCATGTTCACATAATCAGAAATGTTATGACGAACTCATGTCAATAAGAGATCAAGTGGTTGACATGGTTAGAGATATGCCTAATCCACATGGAGAAGCATTGCCATTTGGTAAGAAGAATAATCATGTAGAACCTACGGTTGAAACACCACATGGTGATATTAGTGAGACTCTAATGAGTGGTGCGTTAGGTGCATATTATATGTCAGATAAAAGAGAGGACTAGGCATAAATTTTTGTTGCATTAAGTTGTCATTTCAACACAAATGTGGTATAAATATTATTAGTCACCGAAAGGTACATTAAGAGGAACCAAATGCATTAAAGGTCTATATTATGTTCTATTGTAGTTTAATGGAGTAGGTTAATGCACAACTTAGTATCATATAACCAACTAGCAGGAGAGAGTAATTTCAATCCTGAGAATGATTTAATCGCAGATTATTATCAGTGTTTAATCGAATGTGATGAAAGTCAATCAGTTTGTAAACGTATCTGTAAGGAGGTATTAGTTTAATGCTAACTCATTCACATCCACCTTAAGTAAATAAAAATAAACAACAACCCTTGACTTTTTAAGTCAGGGGTTTTATACTTTGTACTATATTATTAGTAATTTGATGCTATATAATCAAGATGCTATGAAGCAAATGAAAAATCCTCTTAGTCCTGTTAAGATGGTGAGAGAGACTTATTCTAAATGGTTACAAAGACACGTAACTGAAGTACAGGTGCAGTTTAAGGATGAGGAACCAGCATGGATTCCTTATGAAACACTATTAGCTATGCAAGGAGAAGACTAATGAATTTTATTAGTAAACTTTACCAATCTCTTTTAAATATTAGTGTTGGTACTCATAAGGGAGAAGATTTCAACCCAGAAAAGGTGCATTGTTATGTTGATGGTGAAGAGGTTGATTGTTTCATTGATAGATTAGAAACAGAGGGTTATCAATATGATTCTGGTAATGAGTGGTGGCAACGTATATGGTCAACCAACAATGGTAAGGAGTCTATTAAAGAAATATACCAACCATTAGAAAGTGGTAATTGGAAACAGTTGATGATAGGTTATGGTGATAATATATTTTATGAAGAGACTGTGAATGTACAAAATGGGGTGCTGCGTAATAGATAAATAGTGCATCAGCATAAACTAAGATGTTATATGTCAAATTTATCAGACAAAAAAGCAGCAAAGAAGATCATTAAACAAGCAAAGAAACATCCTGATTGGTACAGCGAACAAGATGTATATTATGCTAAGATGATGAAGAAGAAGATAAAAGCAGAAGAAAAACTCAACAAACTTGAAAACTAACTATGGCATTATCACAACAAACATTAGATTATCTACTTGAAGCAGAGGGTAGTATCAGGTCAGCAATTAAATGTGCTGCGGTGAATGAAAAACCTTTAGTTATAACTCAAATATCTAAATTGTTATATGATATTGAGAGTATGAAAGAGTTTGAGAACTTACAAGATATTGTGGATGATGCAATGAAAAATCGTGACGAATGATTACGACAGTCTAAAGAGATAATTAAGTTACTAGATATATTACATACATTATGTTATAATATCAACACACACCACCATAAAACTATGATTAACTTAGACGAGCGATACCATTCTTACCTAGATGGCAGTAAGAAAATGAGAATAGATGGTATAGATGAACAGGTTCAAGCATATGGATGGCATTGTGATGGTAATGATATTATGGGACATTATGTAACGACAGAAAATTATAAGTTGTTTTATAATATGGAAGGACTATTCACTAAGATGGTGGCACTCAGAGAAGTGGCACAGACTGTTGCGTGAATGAATAATATATGATAAAATATAGTTATAGATAAAAATAAAATGAAAATTGCACTTGCCGCATTGTTGGCACTCACTCCAGTTTCAGCACTTGCTGGTGAATATCAGCAAGGATATTCTACAAGTCGTAATTGCTTTAAGACAGAGTATAGAGAAGAATATATTCCTGGAAATGCAGATAATCCTGGATATGTTCAATCATTCCATGAAACTATTGAAGTTCCTTGTACGTCTAATGCTGATTCATTAAGAACAGGTGGATATACACGCAAGACAACTATAGAGTTTGATAATAATGATTGTACTGATGGTAAGATTGCTGGTGGTCTAGTAGGTGGTGGAGTTGGTGCTGCATTGTCAAGAGGAGATGGACGTTGGTGGGCAATTCCATTGGGTGCAGTTCTAGGTAGTCGTATTGGATGTGAGATGGAAGGAGGTTGATATGCGTGAATCGTGGGAAGATAAGATTTTTCATCAAAAACTTATGAAGAAACTGGGTTATAAACCTAGAA